GTGAGTATCATGTTTGTTGCTGGTGTTTTGATGATACCAACGTCTCAAGCTTTGATCGTAGGATCTGTATTATTGACGATGGCTGGTATTGGCATGTTTGCTGCTGGATTGTCATTGACATTTGGTGGTGTTATGTTATTGGTTGGGGCAATTGCTGTTGCTGCCGCCGCAGTTGTCTTGCTGCCCGCAGCGATAGCTGTGTTTATATCAGGAATGCTGATATTTACTGGCGGTTTGATGCTGTTACTTGGTGCCCAATTTATGCTTGCTAGTGCATTTGTTTTAACAGCAGCATCAGGAGCATTAATAGTTGCCGCATTTGCATTATACTTCGCATTAGCGATATTCTCTCCGGCAGTAGCAGCGGCTTTGATAATTGGAGTAATGTTATTATATGCTGGGCTAACCATGTTAGCGGGTGCAACATTAATATTATATGCAGCGCAGATATTGTATATGGGTTCTGTAATAATGCAGGCAAGTGCAGTATTGTTTGATCAGGCTATGCAATTATTATTGCCAGCTGCGATGTTATCGGTGATTGCCGGTGGTTACCTACTACTTGGCGCATTAAGAATCATTGTAGCTTCTGCCATGTTGGCAGTAGCCGGATTATTGCTGTTCTACTCGGCAGTAATGATAATGTATGCTTCTGTTATGTTATACCCCGCAGCTATGTTATTGACACTTGCTAGTATAATGTTGCTAGTGGCGGGCGCTTATTTGACAGTTGCTGCTATATTTGCCGATTATGCTGCTAATATATTATTACCAGCAGCTACCACTTTATATATAGGTGGTGCTGTTATGTTGGGCGCGGCTTTGATGTTATTCTATGCTGGTTTGGTATTAGTGCCTGCCGCAATGATGTTGACGGTCGGCATGTTCTTCTTAATGTATGCGATACTCGGCTTTTTGGCTATGGCTGATAAAATATTTTTAGTCGGTGCAGGGATGAAATTATTGGCTCAAGGCTTTATTATGCTGGCTAGTGCTCCGCTAAGTGGATTTAAGGCGGCTGCGCAGGCGGCTTTATCAGCTATGCCGATACTGAAAAAGTTAGTTGGAGAGCTAGACACTACGGCTATTGGGTTGCAAGCCGCAGCCGATAAATTCACTAGGCCAACCAATCAGATCGCTAATAGTTTAAATAACTTATCAGCTGCTCTTGCCAATGTTGGCCAGGGATTGGATCTAGCATCGCAAATAGGCGAGCTTTCAGTTCTATTAGATCAGTACAGTCAGTTGCTTGAAACGACAGCCCAGCGTATTGAGGTGGCTGTTGTTGAAAAAGCACAGCCTGCTATGAGCGCTGCTCGCAACTCAGGATTAGCAGATGCAGTAAGAGCCGAAACGATCGACACTGTGCAGGTAAAGACTGATGTGTCGGGTGAAACCGAGCAGATTGATGGAGAAGGTAATCTTTTAGCTGAACAAAACGATATATTACGTAATATATTAGAGATGATGGGTGGCTATGGTCAAGGCAATGATTTAGCTGAAATAACTGATTTATTACGTGATGGTATAGGGGGCGGCAGCACTTCTAATGGCTTGGCAAGCGAATTCAACCAATGGATGAAATAAATGACTCAGCATTATGCACAACATGATAAAAGACTAATTAACAATGAAAATTTATCATTGCAATTGCTTAATCCGGAAGTTAATGATACAAATAAACTAGCGCATAATGGTGGTAGTTTATTTTTTCAGTTTCCTCCAAAGATTTTAACTGACAATCGTAAAGGTGAATGGTCCGAAAATAATATTCCAGGCAGAGAACCAGTGGCGGCTTTTAAAAGATCTGGGGCAAGAGAGTTTGGGTTGGTGATAACTTATATTGTAGATAGTATAAGTAATAAAGATGGTTACTTTTCACCCGACAGAATAAGCCAGATAACGCATTTTTTGCGCGGTTATTATGCCGAAGGTAGAAATACGGCAGACCAAAGAAATTATGTAGTAAAATTCAAGTATATTGGCTACGGTGGTAAAGATCCTATTAGTTGTTATATAAGAGGGATTGATGTTAAACATAGTGATACAATCATTCTTAACCCTGACACCGAGATTAGATCATTTCCTTTAAGAACAGATATAACTTTAGACATGAGGATATGGTCGTCAGCGGATGAGGAGTCCTTACAGGACATCGCAGGCACTGACACGCTAACTGCAGCGTGGTACTAGGAGATAAGCATGGCAGACTTAGGTGATAACACTAGATTTTTTAATACTGAAAGCATTATTATAAATGGTTTAGAAACTCTTGGTAGATGGTCTGAACCACAATTTTTGCGGTCAGCTGATGAGAGCGATATATATGCATATCAAGTTAATAACACCAAGGAAGGTAGGCCAGACTTGATAGCCGAAGAGTTATATGATGCACCTGAGCTTAGCTGGGTACTCATTTCATTTAATCAAATCAGACAGCCGCTTAATTGGCCAGCGGCTGGTCAAGTAATAAAGTATCCTTCTCGATCTTTGGTGTTTTCGGAGCTATTTGGGTGAGTGATAATTTAAATGTTGTGTGGTCTAAATTTTTTAACCATAGAACTAAAACTCTCTGGGAGCGATTCCCAGGCTATTATAGGTCACTAGTAATTGAGACTAGCGATCCACTAAATATGTATAGGGTTAAGTTTAAGTGCCCAGAATTACATGATTTTGACTTGCCGCCGCAGGATTGCCCATGGGCAGTTTCATGTTTTGATTTGGGTGGGAATAAAGCTGGAAGGTTTGTTGCACCTACTATTGGCGATTGGGTTTGGATAACGTTTGAAAAGCAACACCCGTATGGGCCTATTTGGACAGGTTTTGCTAATCCTACAAGAAGAAAGTTCTATACGTATCCGCAGATCTTTCAAAAGACACCCTTGGCAGTTAATACTGAAGGCATACCTACAGAAAGACCAGATGACTATGATGAGGATTATCTGCCCAAAGATGGAAGGCCAATGGGACATGGATGGCAAGATAGGTATGGCAATTTAGATGTGCATTCAGCTGTTGGGTATTTTCCGTCAGAACACGTTAAGGCTCCGCCTCCACCAGAGCATGATGCTTTAGCGGGACAAGCGTTTGAGCAGCAAGTTACTAATCCAAAAGTTAACGACCCTGACCGTAAGTATATGGCTCGTGTTACTAAATATGGTCACATATTCTTAATGGGCGACCAGGGATATCATTGGAAGAAGGGAGCAAATGAGCTGGGTGAGTTCGAAGGTGACGTTGAAAAAGATGAACAGTTTGAGAAGAAGAGATGGCTATTTTTGCAGCGACTGCTAAACGATAATGTGCCCAAGGCAAGCGATGAGAATGGAGACCAGCGAAAACAACTTATGATGACTCGTTATGGTCATCGAATAGAAATGAGGGATGTTGGATGGGCTCAATATGGACCAATGGAGTCTAAGTCTAGAGCTGGTGAGTTTGGTCCAGCTCGGCATCTATCTAAGGAGAGGAAAAGCGATTATAGATGGATAAAAATAAGAACTAAAGGTGGTATGCTGTTTCAAGCATACGACAAAGGCTTTGATCCTAGCCAAGATAAGTATATTAAGCGGCACTTATTAGAAGAGTCGGGCGCTAAGAGCGAGCAAGAAGACAAATATTGGGGCGACCGCGACGCTAGGTGGATGCGAATGGTGACCAGATATGGGATCAAATTAGTACTAGATGATCGTGGTAGTGATTTGATCGATGCGAGAAAAAGAGAAGTACCAAGAGGCGTTGGTATTCTATTTAAAGGCAGGCGTACCCCGGCGGCTAAAGAACAAGAGAGGAAAGGCAACCCACGCGGATTTCAATTTGAATTTAACGAAAGAGACGATGCCAATCATATGACTATGGCTTCGCCTTTAGGTCAGACGATTGAGTTAAATGATCGCTATCAATATATGATGTTAACAGCGGCTTTGGGCCAAAGCTGGGTTCCCAAATGGCGAGGCGTTAAGGATAACGAATTTATCGCTAAGCCTACTATGATGAACAACCCTGAGAAGAATACACATCATCTCAAGCTTGACCATGATAACGAATATATCAGGCTAAAGACACGTGGCAATAAAGGAACTAAACCTAGAAATGGCGTTAATCCTTCAGGCGTGGGTAGACAAGAGATAAATCAGGGTTTTGAAGCTCGCGATGGCAGAAATGGTGATGGTCCTTGGGTAGAACTAGTGGACTGCCAGCAAAGAGGATTTTGGTTTTCTAAAACTGAAGGCATTGGCATATGGCGAGCTAGGAAGAAGAGGAAGATGTACCAGTGGATGGATGAAAAGCAAAAGAAAATAGTTATTTATAATAATGAAAAGCAGGGCACGATAGAAATATATTCTACTAAATCGGTCAATGTTATTTCTGATAGAGATGTGAATATTCGAGCTGATAGGCATATTACTATGCGAGCTGGTAAATCTATTAGGATGCAAGCTGCTGGTACTAGAATGACTTTAAGACCCAATATCTTACAAGTTAGTGCTAGAATTAGGGCGAGACAATTTAGAGGCTTTTTCCCAGGTTTATTTCCAGGGCCGGGCGCACGCAATGGAGTGGCACCTCAAGGTGAAAGAGTTGAGCGTCTTAAAAAACCAAAACTACCTAAGAAACGCGCACCTAGGGATCGAGCTAAAACATACAATAAACCATTTAGAGCGGCGAAGAAAATAAAATGATTATTAATTTTGCTACTGGATTGTACAGTACAGTATTGCCTAAGGCTCCCTCCGATGGTGGTAATGTTACTTTTACTATAAGTAACCAACCGCCTCCTCGCGCTAATTTATTATTTCCGAAAGTACCTCAAGCATTAGTTGAAAAGCAGAGGAAACCAAGCAGCAGAAATAGTTTAGATGTTAGGCCATCTTTAGGTGAGTTAGCATTTACTATTAACACTTCTGACCGTTCACAGGCTGGTAATGGTCATAATGTGTATGAAATAGGTCAGATTTTAGAATTTAATAATGAGTCTGTATTGGCTACTGAACCTATGTTAGTGGCTTCTACAACGACTATTCAACATGATGTTTCATTGATCGATTATGAAAGCCTTGGCTTAAATCAAGCTCAGGTGGTTGAATTGAGTGCTAAGGCACTAAACTCATTTAACGATCTGATGAGCCAATTAAATCAGACTGTGCAAGATAGGAAGAATGCGGATACTGTTATTGTTGATTTGCAAAAAGTCATTAATGATAGCGACAGAACTATCAGTGCTTTAAATGTGCTGCAATCTGAAGAGACTGGAACTGATGGTTTTGTTGATGGTTTGCTTACGCAGGTAGAAGCTAGGAAGGCAAGTGCTATCGCTGATAGGGATGCTAAAATTGCAGAGGCTAATAGGTTGGCTGATGATGCGGCAGTGTTGCAGAACGAGTTAAGACAAGTCGGAACGGTGGTAAAGTAATGGCTACATTTTATGGTTTTAACCCGCCATTTTTTGGCGGCTCCGAAGCTGTCATGTCGAGGCAAGAGGATGATAGGTTAATTAAAAATGATCTATTGCAATTGCTTTTGACTGTACCAGGTGAAAGAGTCAATCGTCCAAATTTTGGGGTAAATCTGCGCAATTTTGTTTTTGAAGATTCTTCACCTTCTAGTTTGTCTTCATTGGCAAACAGTGTTCAAGGATCGATCATAGCTCAAGAGCCTAGAATTAATATCTTGGAACTGCAAATCGTGTCTGACCCAAACACGAATAAGATTAAGTTAAGTTTAGCTTTTAATTTAAAAGTAGACCCGACTAGGGTAATTAACTTGGAACAATTTTTAACGAGTGATTAACATGAGTAACGGTGATATCAATAACGAGACTACACTGTTTGATTTGCCAAATTCCCCAGAGGAATTTGGTGTAATTGTTCCAGACTCTAAACTGCGAAGAATTGATTTCAGCGGTTTAGAATTCGACACAGCTAGAAGAGCTATTATTGAATATATTAAGACATATTTTCCCGACCAGTTCAATGATTTCATAGCCAGCAATGGTATAATGATGGTCACAGAAATTGTGTCTTCAGTAGTAGCCAAGTTATCACTTAGAGCTGACTTATTAGCTAATGAAGCAACTTTGCCTACAGCTAGAACTGAAGAAGCTGTAATCAATCATTTAGCTTTAATTAACCAACGGATCAAGCGGCAGACTCCGGCTGTAGTCGATATTGAAATAAGTGTTGATTCACCCACTAATACTGATATAGAAATAAACCCAGGTAACATTTTTACCGTGGCGTCCGGTCCGAGTGGTGAAAGTGTTGCATATGAAGTGTATAGAGCGCCAGGTGATTGGAATAGCACAATCACTATTGGAGCGAGCAAAAGAGGTGTAATCGCTTGGGGAGTACAAGGACAATTTGCTCCTGTGGTCAATGCTTTAAGTGCTGGAGGCATTAACCAGGTGTATCAGATAGAAAACGAACAGATATTAGATGACCCTTTATTTGTAACTGTAACAATAGGTCAACAAACAGAGCAATGGCAAGTAATTAGAGAGCCAATTGAGAGATACGGATCTAACGATAAGGTAGTGGAAGTCAATTTTTTTGAAAACAATGCGGTTTTCAGGTTTGGAGATAATATAACTGGGCAGGCTCCTCCTTCTGGGGCTAATATTTCTTTTAGATATAGAGTAGGTGGCGGTATCAATGGTAGGATTGGCGTTTCACAAATAGATGATGTAAGGCAGATATCTCCAAATCCACCGTCGAACGCAGTTGTCTCCGTTCGCTTCCGTAACGTTACACCGTCGAATGGGGGCACAGACCGCGAAACTATCGAGCAGGCCAAAAAAAGGGCTCCGAGAGACTTCGCTGTACAAAACAGCATTGTGACAGCGGTAGACTATGCACAGGTGGCTACAGATTTTACACATCCCGTATATGGTTCAATAGTTAAGGCTATTGCAACTATCAAAACATCTTTAAATGCTAATTTAGTAGAGGTCTATGCTTTAGCAATAGGTCCAAATAATATTCCTGTTACGCCTAGTGTTGGCTTAAAAAAGGGATTAGAGACTTATTTTTCGGATCTTAACGTTTTGACAGATTTTGTTAGAGTATATGACGCTAAGATAAGACCGGTAGATATCAATATGAATGTTATAATTGATCGTAATTATGACGCCTCGATTGTTAAGGAAAAGAGTGAGAAGGTTATAACGGAGTATTTTGATGTCAGCAATTGGAGCATGGGAGAGGGTTTATTTAGATCTAATTTGATTGAGGCCATTGAACAAATAGACGGCGTATCATATGTTGATTTATTTGAACCATATGATAATATTTTGCCAGATTCAAATATTAACCTGCCCGACGATGTAAATACTGTTAAATTTAATGAATTGATTACGGAAGGGCAAAGGGTCACTAATTATTATTATGAAAAAGACCCGCCTCCCAAAGGAGAATAAATGCAGTCAAATTACGTAAGATCAGCTTATACTGCAGACCGGGAAATTGCTCAGACGTGTAGTCAAACATCTGAATCGCAACCCGTTTGGGAAGAAAAGTGTTGGGGACAGACTAGAAAGATAATTAGCAGTGATTTTTACTCCAAACATGAACTGATGGTAAAAACTGGCGGCTACTGCTCATTGCATTATCATCAAGATCGCGCTAACAGATTTATAGTTAAAAGCGGTAGTATTGACGTTATAGAATTTTTTGGACCTACCCATAAAATTATAACGCTTGGGCCAGATAACACATATGATGTACCTTCTTTAGTGCCACATTTATTTGTGGTGAGACGCGATGGGATGGTAGTAGAAGAGTACTTTAGTGATCGCGGAGGTCGTGTAGTAGTTAACGATATTGTTAGGATTGTTGAAGGTGGTAATATTGACGCTGCAGAAGTAGACAAAATAGCTTCTATTATATGGCAAAAGTATGACCAATCTAGATAGAGTGATTCCTATGTGGTCCATCTGCTATGATGGGAATGCTGATCGCGTTTATAATTTTACAGATTATAATAAAGCGATGGCTTCTGTTGAAAGTTCTATACGTGGGTATTATGGAGAAGAAACACCAGAGATTGATGATATTTGCTCTTATATAAGCGAAACAATGACAGAATTGAGAGGCGAAAAGTTTATACCTCTTAAGTTTGACAATCTATACGTTTTTGTATACGCTTGGAGCATAGATAATACAAGCAGGATACATCAACTATTAACTGAGTCATATCACACTACTAGTGATGATGACTTAAAAGATAGAATCAACAAAATATTTGAGAATACGCCTAATAATTGATCTGCTATTAAAAGCGGCAGTTAAAATAAATTAAAGTTGTTATTTAGTTTTCAGTCGCTGCTAGTATCTAGATCCTCAAATATTTGACTTTTGACGCCTTTTAAAACACCAGCCATTAAAGTAGCTGCTTCGACGATGTGAGAAGCTCTGTAAAACACAAATGGCTCTCCATGATCAGGGTGTGTGGCTATTGCTATAGCACACTGTATGCCATGTTCTTCACATGCCTTGCCAAATGGTTGCATTAGAGACTGGAATGTCTCTTCAAATATTTCTTGGTCATTGTTATCTTCAGATGCTGCATCATCTCTATCGATTGGATGGCTGGGACTTTTCAGATCGCCTACAGGTTCCAAAAAGTGGCCATTTGGATCATATTGATGGTCATCATTGTTACCTTCACCAAGTTCGCTGTCATGGTCATGGATTGGGTCATTGTTTTTCATTGCTTCTCCTCGTATTAGAAACTGTATGGATACTTTAGAAATTACTGATGACGATATTATGGAAGTGTGGGACTTGTGTTCCGAGTGTTATTTACAAAATGGATACCGAATCAGTTTTCCTTCAAATACAGATCCAACTAAAACTTATCAATGGCGATATTTAAAAGCTATTGCTAATAAATTTATTGAATGGGAATTTGATGAAGCCACTTCAAAGCAATTTATACAAATTGCTATTCAACACTGCAAAGAACAAGGTATTATTAGGAAAGGCTTGGCAGCATTACACCAAGGTAATATGTTGCAAATTTGTTACGATAAGTTAAAAAGACAAGACAATAGTAACAAACAAAATTGTGAAACTATCAAGCATATACACCAATGGTTAGAGTCGCAGAGTAATGCTGATTTATTTAATGTTTTAATGAAAAGAAATAATAAGCATGAATATTGCAATTTAACAAAATGGTATCAAGCTTCTAGAATATCTAGACTGTACTTAGCATTGTCTATTTCATGTGGCAAGGCGTTAAGACATTTGGAAGCTAATTTTCCTGAAGAACGAGAGCTTTTGCCCAGAACAACTCAATTGTTTATGATTCGTTCAGATTTTTTAAAATCTGAACATAACATTCAAGACTTTATAACTATTTTGCAAAAAGAATGGAGAAGATAGTGTCATTAAATAGCTTCAAATCGGATGAAAATATCTCAGATAACTATTTTGGTCACATAAATAATAACCAAAAAAATGAAAAGTCATTTGAATTAGATGCTGAGTTCGTTGCTGGTTACGCTAATAAAAAGCCAAATTTTGGTTTCAATGGTCTTGGTGAATGTGTTTTTTATAGAACATACTCTCGTCTACAACCAGATGATACCAAAGAGACATTTTTGCTGACTCTTAGGAGAGTGGTCGAAGGATGTTATGAGATCCAACGAAGACATTGCGCCAAAATGCACATACCGTGGGATTATAATAAAGCCCAGAGATCAGCTCAAGAAATGTTTTTGCTTATGTGGGAGTTTAAATTTTTACCTCCCGGTCGTGGTTTGTGGATGATGGGCACAGAGTTTATGTGGCAAAGGGGGTCAGCAGCCCTTAACAATTGTGGTTTTGTTTCTACAGATGACCAGATTGAATCCGACCCAGCAGAGCCATTCTGCTTTTTGATGGATATGTCCATGCTTGGTGTGGGTGTTGGATTTGATACTAAGGGTGCAGGTAAAATAAAGGTGCTGCAGCCAGCTGATAAAACTTTCACGCATGTGATACCAGACTCAAGAGAAGGATGGGTGGAGTCTTTAAGACAATTGATTTGGTCTTATACTGTGCAAAGTGAAAGCGGTCGTGTAGAATTTGACTACAGTCAAATCAGGCAGCCAGGCAGTGGCATAAAAGGTTTTGGTGGCAAAGCATCTGGTTCGGTTATATTAATAGAATTACATAATATTGTGCGCGATCACCTAGAAAAGAGGATAGGAGATACGCTTTCTAGTGTCGATATTACAGACATTATGAACTTTATTGGTAGATGCGTGGTCGCTGGCAATGTACGCCGCACAGCTGAGATAGCATTTGGTGAGCCCGATGATGCAGAATATTGTAAGATGAAAAATCCTACTGCTTCTTTACTACCAGAAGATTTAGAGATATTTTACGAAATAACTGGTCTGCTTTATAGTGAAGAGGAGTCAGTAGCTGAGGTTGCAGACTTTATTGTTGGTTTAAAACCAAGATGGAAATTAATTAAGTCAGAGACTGCGCAAGGTAAAGTAGTTGACGAGCCTGTCATCCCATTAGATAGATTAGAACCGGCTATTGAAAGGTGGAATGCTTTAAATCATCATCGTTGGGCTTCTAACAATTCAATATTCGCCTATGTTGGCATGGATTATAAAGCAGTTGGCGAGCAAATTGCAGCCAATGGTGAGCCAGGATTAATGTGGCTTGATAATATGCGCGATTACGGACGCTTTATTGATGGTAAGCAGCCTGGTATTGATGGTAGAGTCAAAGGTGGCAACCCATGCTTAGAGCAGTCACTTGAGTCTTATGAGCTTTGCAATCTAGTAGAGACGTTTCCGGCTAATCATACTGACGCTGAAGATTACATGAGGACCCTTAAATTTGCATATCTTTATGCTAAGACTGTCACTCTATTGCCGACTCACAACCCCCGCACTAATTCAGTAACGCTTAGGAATAGGCGAATTGGTTTGTCACAGAGTGGGATTGTTCAGGCGTTTGCTAAGTTTGGCAGAAGGTCAGTATTAAATGATTTTTGTGATACCGGATACAATGAAATCCGGCGTTGGGATGAAGTCTATTCAGAGTGGCTTTGCATCCAAAAGTCAATTAAAGTAACATCTGTTAAACCAAGCGGCACTGTTTCCCTAGTGGCCGGTGCTACTCCAGGCATTCATTATCCCGAAGCTACTACCTATTGGCGAAGAATGAGGATAGCCATAGGTAGCCCCTTGATAAAAATCCTATCTGATGCTGGGTTTGATATTGAACCCGATTTTAAGGACCAAGACAGAACTATGGTTGTTAAATTCGGGATCAGCGACGAAAGAGTTAAACCAGTTGGTGAA